CATTTTTTCTACGCATTTTTGCATCTGGTTCCCGCTACCGGGTGTTTTTGGTTCCTGTGAGATGGTGGCTGTGATTTTGGTTGCCCTGGCTTGCCACACCTGCAGCTCCTCTGTAAGATTTGCTATTTTCGCATCGAGCATCCGATACCTCTTCAGGTGCTCGACTTTTTCCTGATATTCCATCGGTGCCACCTCCTTTTAGAGTAATCATTTTTTCCCGTACCAGTTTATCAATCACCCTACCGATCTCCTTGTATCCTGCCATATGGGCAAGCTGATGCAGGTGATATTCTGTCTGCGAGTTTACCAAAGCGGATAAACGGCGAAGGTTTTTGTTTTTCATGGCTATTCCTCCAGCAATCCGGAATCCGTCTTTTCCTCCGGCGCTCCCCTCCACTCGAAATTGCTGTAACCCTCATCGCAGGATGTACAGTATTCCAGATAATCGTCGCTCTGCTGATAGACTGGTTTTCCTCCAGCGCAGCAATGGCTACAGAGGATACACATTTCTCCTGTTTCTTCCAGTTTTTTCATATCGGAAATCAAGGCAGCCTTGTCCTTTTCCAATTCTTCGATTTTATCGGCTGCGGCATCCAGCAGAGCGCGCTTGCTCCGGCTGGGTGTTGAGCGCAGGGCTTTGATGATTTCTTGAGTTTTCATCGTTATGTCTCCCCCAACTTAATCTGATAATCGTCCGCATAGATTTCCGGGTTGCGCCACTCTACTCCGATATAATCGAGCACGTGTCCCCATCCGTACCAACTACCGTCCTCGCGCTGGATGATGTGATTCATCCACATCTCCCATTCCTTCGGATTGGTCTGCCATAAAAAATCAAAACGATGCGGGCGCTTTTCCATGTGGATTCCAAATCCGCACATACTGCATCCGGTGCGCTGCGCTTTGGTGGTTCTTAGCGTTCCGTCACTGCCCTGCACGATTTCGCCATAGATTTCCGGCACCGGTACATCCAGTTCCAGCGCCAACCTCAACAAATCCTGCCGGTTAAAGATTGCAAAAGGGCAGCTCCGTTTTGTGGTTTTCCCGATGTAGTTGCATCCGTGTATCATCAGGGCTTTTTGCCTGCGCCCTCCCTCAGATGCCATCAATCCCATATAAGGATAACGTCCACTTTTTCTGGCATAATCATTGCAAGGCTTCTCTTTGAGGTAGTAGCAGCACTTGTCCGATACCTTAAAATCAGGCGTTCCGTAATTTACTCCCTCATTTTCGTTCTCATAGCCGCCAAATTTATCAAGCCATTTTTGTGAGAGTTTCATCCGGCTGTTTTTCTGCCAGCCGCCATAGGCTCCCGTTTCACCGGTGATAATAGCATGGCGCACCGTTTTGTTCTGCTCGCTTGGATTTTGTAGCAGGCTGATTTTTCCGGCAATTTCCTTTGATAGCACTGGGAAGCCGTACTCTCGGATTACCTCAATCTTGCTCTTGAGCGGCGGTAAAGCCTGCACGCCCAGTTGCTTGTGAATTTTTTGGATGCTTTTATCCTCCAAAGCAGATACCGATACAGCTGGCACATCAATCCCAATCGAGCGTAAAAACAGCAGCAGTGTGATGCTATCAAGTCCGCCGACCGCTACATAGCAGTTCCCGTTGATTTCCGGGTCCTCGAAAAACCTCCATGCAGCCTCTTCGGCAAAAGCTCTTTTAAATTCGTAGTCCTCTTTCTGCCACGCTTGGAAATTTGCAACCTTGCGCTTGGTATCATTTTCTTCCATGCGTTCCAACACGCTTTTCACAGCAATTCCTCCCTTGGCTCAAAATAGCTGCAATAATCAGTTGACTTTGTCAGTTCCTGTCGATAGCAATCTCCTTCATTCCAGTTCCTGCACTCCCCGCACCTTCCAATCGGTGGGGCAGGACGGGTGTTCCACGATTCAAGGTCTAACTCTTTGTCCCCTGCTTTTTCTTTGTCCTTTATCTCTCTTTGCAGCTGTTTGATTACCTCATAAGCCTCAAACATATTGGCTGCATACTTCTTCGGTGTGCTGCTTTTCATCGATAGCTCGATCAGCTTGTCTTTCAATGATTCTATCGCGTATTGGTTGTATTTCATATTCCCCATTTCCTCCAGTTTCCCTGATCGTGGTATCCCAGCATCCCGAGTTCTTGAAATTCTTTTAGCTTTGCGTTTGCCTCATCCATCGGGCAATTTTTCATTTCCGCTACCTTTTTTACCAGCTCATACCAGTTCTGCTTTGGATTTTCTCGGATGCACAGCGAGATCAACGTTCGTGTTGTTCCTCCAAACCTCATGTCCCAGTTCCCTACTCCCTCTTTCGGAGTTTCCTTTCGAAGGAATATTATGTTTTCTCTTCTAAAATCCAGCGGATTTTCGTTTTTATGCTCTATATATCGGGCATACTCCTTTGTCAAATAATATACCAGCGGCGTTACACTGTGCTGAGCTACCTTTCTGGTGACAACATTCCCGTTTGGATAAATTGCAATCTCGCGAAGCTGCTTTATTTTATCTATATCCTCTTCCGATACCAGCACCTTGTCAATTTCTCCGCTCTTCAAAGGGTTTATCGCGAAAACAATTCGATACATCGGATTTCCCATTGGTTCGGATATTGGATTTAGAAGATTTCCATAGTAGGCGCCCTGTCCTGCTTCTACAACCGGATTATAAGCCTTCCTTGCAACACGGATTCTCATTTAACTCCCCTCCCTGTTTCAAACCCCTCTCGGTGATCAGGCTGATCTGCTCGTTTGTCAGGCTGCAAAATTCTTCCCCGCTACTCCCACAAAGAGAATATTCCCCACAAAAATCTTGTTCATAATCCTTGTGTTGTATGGAAGTCCGATAAGTTTCCCCTCTTCATTGCAGATGATGCAGACATCGGCAGCCAATGGTACTGCCTGGATATATCCCTCTACTGCCTCCTGCAAAACGGAAAGTTCGTTTTCGATTTCAATTAC